CGCTCCAATCCCTGCTTTATGTAATGGCGTGCCTGTTGAGCGAGCTGTCTTTCATTGCGGATAGCCCGCTCAATCAGAGCAGCCTGCATCTCACCACTCATGCGGATTCGCACTATTACCACGTCATGATCGTCTGACATTTATCCTCCGATGTCGCCCTCTCCCCACACTGGGGAAAGGGTCGAACATCATCTCTCCTCAGAAGGGATTATCACCCTCAGAAGGGGCTGTCACGACTGTGTCACCATTGGAACTGTTGTCTTTCTCGACCTTCGAGATGACCGCAGTAGCCCAACGCAGCGAAGGAGACACATCGTTGGCAACGAACACGACCTTCGACCGATTCTCATCAGTCGCCTTGTCCTTCCAACGATCCTGTCGCAGTTCACCGACACACGTCACCCGCATCCCCTTGCCACAAGAAGTAGCGAGGTTCTCAGCAACATCATCGAATGCAGTCCCATCGAAGAAGTGAGCAATGCTCTCCCACTCTCCATTCGGAGCCCGCTTGGATTGATTCCATGCAATCGAGAAATTGGCATAAGCCTTCCCCGACGCACCAAACTTCAACTCAGGATCCCGAGTGAGATTGCCTGTGATGATGAGATGATTCCCATTGTCTGCCATTGTTTCAATGCTTTCTAGTTGCAGCTAGTTGCTGTCTTGGTAATCGCATGATTGCGATAGCGATGACGGTGGGGATCGAACCCACGTCTCCCTCTCCCGAAGGCGTCCTACCTGTTGCTGGACCACGTCACCTTCTCTTTAACGCATCAATACTTTCCTTTCCTCGAGGTCTCACCCTCGACTGTCTCTTCATAGATCGATTGAGCGAATGACAAAGCCTGATGTTTCTGTGCCACCAACTCTGGAATCAACTCAGAATGACCCGCCTCATTCGCCTGATTTGCTGAGTCCTTCAAGTCCTGCGCCTCGTCTATCCACCTTGAGTACGCCACTGTCAAGCAATGGTTCTCATCAGAGAGAATCTTGTTGCTTGTCACGGGATCAACTCAAGTAGTGGAACAATCACCACACCCGATCGCTCGATCCCGGAGATCATGAGCCAAGATCCCACAAGGAATCCCGTGATTGCCAGGTTTGTCACACCAAGGCATCGGATCAGATCTTGATATCTCATTCTCTGTGACTTCATCGTTCCTCCATTGCCGAATCTTCAAAACCATTGCAACCATTTTCCCGAACGCCCTGTCCCAGGCCCTCTTGTCTGCGATCGCGGTCGCCTCACTTGAAGCGCTCATCAGTTGGCGACAACCAACAAGCCGGCTTCCTCTGCGATCTTCATCATGTGCTTCGTGCCCTTACCCCCCGGCAACGGATAAGCAAGCACCACCGTTGAATCAGAAGCCGCTTTCAACACCAGCTCCAACATCAACTTGTTCCTGATCGGACCAGCTGCTCGACCATCACGATCCCAATTAGCTGGAATCGTGATCGACGTCACCTCATCCATGCCCATCGCCCACTCCCTCGCAATGCGATCTGCACCCCGAGCACCACCTTCCATCACCACCATGTCTCCATCAGCCGCCTCATAGAGCATCGTCAGATCTCGAATGATTCTCTTCGGCTCAGCCCAATCTCGCGAGCCCGTTACCAATACCGTCACAGTCATCCGGTTCCCTCCGCGATCAACTTGTTATACGCCAGTAGATGTCTTCTTCGTAGAACTACCCTTGAGTCATCCACTTACGATCTTGTTCCTGTTGCCAATCCTGCAACACCTGAATCATTCGGATCACCTCATCCATTTCCAAAACTATGGATATGGAATCGTGACCCTGATTCTGTGCATGAACGATCAACGCAGCTGCCTTCTCGGGAGTGACATGTCCCACAATTTCCAAACTGTCACCATCTCCATCAGTGAAATTAAACATCCATCCACATCCCCTCATCATCAACGTCGAACATGCCATCCTCATTCGGTTCATGCGCATTACGTTCCACGAACTGCAACGCACCCTCCGTCAACCAGAACCCGATCTCCTTGATCAAATTCTGTGCCGACACAACATCCAACACCTCCATCTCATCCCCCACCTGCAAACACATCGCTTGATCATCACCTGGAATAATTTGAACTGACATCACTTCATCTCCTTCAGTAGTTGTAGAGGTGCGATCACCTCATCCCTATACGACTTTCTGGTCCTCCCTAGCCTTGCCCGATACGCCGGCTTGCCCCGCTCGCGGTGGGCTTCGCCTTCGCCCGTTGGGACGCCTCTCACGAGCTCGCGGTGGGCTTGAGACTTGCATGGGCTGCCGACTTTGCTTCTTCCACACGGTGAGATTTCCCTTCGCTGATCGACAGCAATACCGTCGATCAGTTCAATGAGGAACGAAGTTCTCCTTCCGTCACTATCGCTGTCAGTTCGCAATCGACAGCAATACCGTCGATTGATTGATGAGCGGGCATGTGGTTCGCCCGTTCCTTCCGTCGCTGTCGCTTGACCTGTCCCGAGAGAGCTGTGCCCCCCAAGAACGGCCTACCGCCCGCGGTAGGGAAAAATATTTTTTGCAAAACGAGCAAGGCCGCCAACCTCGGGGAGGTTGACGGCCAGGGGCTCAACGCTGAACGGCTAGAATGCGCTCTCTTCGGCCATTGCTGAGAGTCGTTCGCTTACTCGGTGCTCGGCATCTGCGAACGTTTCCGCTGTGAAGAATTGGCGGTTGTACTGGCGGATGGTCTGCAACCATGCTGACTCCTCGTCATAGGTGACGCCCTGCTTCGCTCCACTAAATCGGGTTAGGTTGAACTGTGAAACGGTGAACGGTTCGCCATCCTCCCCGACGCATGAAAACTCACCCCATTGGTTGGACGGGGCACCCTCTCCACAATATTCGGCCAGCATGATTCCGAGGGTCTGGGTCGATTTGTGGGCTGTCTGGCTGGTCGTGGTCGAGCGGTACACAATCACTCGGGGCTCTGCTTTCTTGCTGGCTTGCTCCTCAAGTGTGAGGTCTGGCCATCCTGCTGAGGGGTTGTAGCTTTCGGGGTGCGTGATGAGCGAAACACGGGCGACGAATTCAAGCTCAACAGGGTCAGCACCTGGGGGGACGTGTATCACGAGCTTTCCGGGGCGCTTGTCTGTCGGGACTGGTTCGCCTTCGCTGTCGGTAGAGGCAACGAGGCGCTTGTAGAGGCTACCGGGGCGGGCTTCCTCTAGAGTCTTCATCCATTTGGGCTGGCCCGTCTTAAATAGGCGGACGATATCTCGCCAATCGATAGTACGGGCGCTTTGCTCTTGATCTTGCATTCCCTCTCCTGTGTCTTGGTCGATTTCGGTGGGGTCCGTGCGGTCGGTTGGGAGGACTAGGGCGGGGTCATCTCGGTAGCGCATCATGGCTCCAGGGTTGCCGCCGTCGTCCATCGCTAAGATTTGGGCTTCTGTCGCTTCACAAATGCAGATCTCAGCGGGTGTGTCGGCGGTAGCGCTGAACGTGCGTTGCTTGCATGTTTCGCACTGGGTCACGGTTCCCCCGGCGGCGACGTGGGCGGCTTCTCGGGTTGCTTGTAGTGCGGCGTCGTCGCGTAGTGCGACTAGTGCGGCGCTGATTTGGTGCTTGCTGGTGCTACCTTCGGCAACCTGGGCGGCTTCTCGGTTGAGGGTCAGGCCTTGGGCCTTCGCCAGACCGGCAAAGGCTCCGGCGATGCGGTGTTGTGATTCGGCGGGCAATGCTGCAAACTGCTTCATTTTCTCGGCCTCCGTTAGGGACTTGGTGAATAGCATTTTCTTCGAATCGGGCTTGGGTGACTTGCTTGTCATTGTCTTTGTCCTTTGTCTTTGGTTGAGCCTGGCCTTGATCCCTTCCGGGGATCGAGGTCTGGAAGCCGAATTAGCGGGACGGCAATGGTGCCAGCCAGGTCACGAAGTGACCCTTGATCGGACCCGTCGTCTTGTCAGTATTTCTGGCCAATCGGTTCGGCCAGAGAATACTGAGAAGATGCGGAAGCCGATTTGTGGCTCCATTTCCGATCCGCTTGTTGTGGTTCTCGCGTGACGAGCTCCGATAAGTCTCAATTAAGCGGCCTTCAACGAGCTGCCGGTCCTGCTGCGCTTGAGCGACAACGCCGTGGCAAACTCACCGCCGGCCTCTCAATCAGGAGCTAAATCGCTGGCGCATTCAGACGCAGCTGGTGGTACTCGCCACATTCCAGCAACAAACCCGTCATCTCGAAGACGACCTGCCTCATCTCCGGATCAAGCGCAGACGTGAAGTTGTTAGCGAGGTGGGCTTCAGCGACCTGAAGATCAGACCAGCAACCAGCCACGTAAGCAACATGATCTGGGATGACATCACGCGTCAGTTCCACGAGACAATCGACGTCCTGCCCAGCAGCGTCATAGCGTCGCAGCTGAGAATTCAACTCAAGGCTGGCCTCAAGCTGGATCACATCACATTTGAGTTCCGCAAGTTCAGTCCACATAACATTTCCTTTGGTTGTCTTCCTAATCCACCACTTCATCCACCTTCCACCACCCACCCTCCCTCACCCACCCCCCCACTATCACCACCCAACTCTCTCAACTCACCCTCAAGCCAACCCCAAAAAACCAAGGGGAAAACTATGCGTAGAGGGTCAGCGACCCCCGAGGGGCTTTCCCTATCGGTGACGGCAGAGCAGTGTCGGTGTCGGTTACCGCCGCAGGCACACACAGAGACAAACGCCGAAGTCCTAATTTGGTTCGTATAAACCAAGACGGGATAGCTGAGGGCTAATCGCTGTCACTTCCCTGAAGCCGGATCATTGCCGGCTTCAGCAAGATGAGCCAGCCCGCCAGGGCTGGACGACCAGAAGGCGCGTCGCGCCGCTGGAGGCCGGTCTCCGGTCCGATTGTCGCTAGTCCCAACGAAGCGCAAGCGATTCGTGTAGCCCCGGCCGAAGGCCAGGCTACGACCAACGCGAACCCACCCACAACCAACCAACACACCCACACAGCCACCAAGACGGGGTATCCCAGCCACTACCTGACCAGGAAAAACACACCCACACACCCTAAGGCTGCTTCCTGCCTGGGGCTCCCGGCTTGATGCTAGGCGCTTGCGCCGTTTAGCATCGCCGGCTCTGTTCCTCGCTCTGGTTTGCCAAGGAGCCATTCCTGGTAGTGCGCGAGCCAATCCGCCCGAAGCCTAAGCAGCAGTGCCATAGGATCTTCGACCGCAGTTATGGTCGAAGGTTCTAGGGAGCTAGCTGCGTGGCGCCGGGGGTTTTGGCGACCGCTGCGCAAGGTAGACACTCCGTGCCATGAGCTAGCCGGGTGAGCGCCCCCTGTGGGCGCGATGGCGCTGCTTGTGGACGGAGGGTCGGTACCGACCTGCCTGCCAGCAGGCCCCTCGCTATATATACCGTCATAGGGTTGTCTGTTTTTTCGTAACCGTTCTTGTGTTGAGGGGACGGGCAACAGACTTGAAAGGGAAAGGGTTGTTGTGTTTCGTTCTCTTATAGAGGGCTTTGCCCCCCCTGTTGTTTTCTCCCACCTCTTACTGGCTCTGGGTGGGAGCTGGTGAGGGGTGGGTGCCCTTGCCACGTTTCCCAATGTGGGTGGGGGCTTCTTCCGCCCGTACTGTGAGTTTGGGTGGGAGATCGTTGCGTCCTAGTACCGGCGACGGAGGATGCCAGTCGCTTTCGCTGGGTGGCACTACCTGCCGCTTTGCCTCTGTGGTTTCCCAGTGAGGTCTGGGGGTCTCATTCTCAGTGCCTCTGGTGGGGCTGCTGAGGGGACCGGTTACTGCTTTGCTCCTAGCCGAACTTGCCGTGAGTTGTCCACGCACTTGATATTAGTTCCAGAGTTGATTACAGTCAACACTGCCTAGCCGAACTAGTGCACCGAAGACCCACAAGTCCGAGCCCCCCGTCTTCCCACCGAGGCGGGGGTGCTCACGTTTAAGACCGAAGCTCGACTAGCACTCGAGTGAGCCGGGTAGCAACCGGAAATCGGAAGCCCTCTAGCCGCCAGCAAGACTGGAAGGGCGGAGGGTTTCTGCGTTATGGTGTTTGTGGCTCCTCAGTGCCGGGGTCAGAGACTGTGCCACAACTCAACTGTATGTTGGATTCATTGCAGCCCCGGCACCACGATTTTGGGACACCTCCGTCGCGGGGTAGTTCCCCGAACCGGGTCACTCCCGGACTAGGAAGCCCTCTAGCCGCCGGTATGACTGGAAGGGCGGAGGGTCTTCTAGGGTTGTGTTATGGCTGACATGTTTCCTGGTTCGTCCAACAAGGATTTAGATCTGAAGCAGGTGAAGCTTCCGACGTGGGTGGAGAAGGAGTTGTTGAAGGGTGGGCCTGATGCGAGCATGGAGATGTTGGTGTGGTTTAAGGAGAAGGCGTCGGGGTATCAGAAGAGGAAGACGTATATGGAGGTGTTGTCGCATCAGGGGGGTGTGGTGACTGCGGCGTGTGATTGGGTGGGGTGGAAGTTGAAGGCGTATCAGATGAATCGGTCGCGGTGGCCTGCGTTCGCTGGGTATGTGGATGCGATTGCGCAGGCTGCGGGTGGAGCTCACGGTGGTGGGACGAGTTTGCTTGAGGTGGCTGAGAATTATCGGGGGAGGTTTGTTCAGTTCCGTAAGGACTTTTTTGGGATGGATAGTCCTCATTTTCACGCTGAGACTGCTGCTCTGGTGGATAGTGGGGCGGTGAAGGGCGGGGACATCCTTATGTGCCTTTACCCACCAGAGCATGGGAAGACTACCTTCGCAGAGGACTATGCGTCCTATCGTCTTGGTCTTGATGCTGACTTCACGATTACTGTGGGCTCTGAGCGTCAGGACATGTCGAAGAAGATTCTGCGTAGGGTTCAGGGCCGTATGGAGGTTGGTGGTCCGACGCCCGACTATGTGCGCATGTTTGGTCCGTTTGAGCCACAGAAGCTGCAAGGTGGGAGGAGGCAGCCGTGGGGTTCCGAGTTTTTTGACGTTTATAAGAAAGGCGCTTACGACGATCGCGAGTATTCGATGCAGGCCCTTGGCATCGGGTCTGGTATAGCCGGGACTCGAGCTCAGATGCTTTTGTGTGATGACGTGATGTCGCTGAGAAATTACAACCAAGTGGAGAAGGTGTTGGATACGTTTCGTCAGGATTGGCTTTCGCGTCCGGGGACGAAGGGGTTTACATGGATGAACGGCACCCGAGTTGGGGAGATCGACATTTACGTGCAGCTCTTGGAAGAGGGTCTGATTGACCATCTGATTATGTATCCAGCTGTGAATGACGCTGGGGATTTTTTGTGGCCGGAGAGATACGCTCCCGAGGAGTATGAGCGGATGCGCCGTAATGTGGGGGAGGAGGCTTGGTGGCGAAACTATATGCAGAAGCCCAGAGCTGCTGGCGCGAGTACCTTCGACGAGCCTTCGATTGAAGGAGCTCTCCGGCCTGGCCTTTCAGTCTCGACTCAGCCCCGTCCCAATTCGCCGATTTATATTGGAATCGATCCGGCGATTGGGGGCATTACTGCGATGAGTGTGGCCCAGCATTGTGAGCACCCGACTCAGGCGCTGCGGTTACTGGATTCCCGAGCGGAACCAAGTTTTGTCAGGTTCGAGCAGACATACGCTTTGCTGGAGAGCCTCATCCAGCAACATTCACGTCCCGATATTGGCTCACCTGTCACCGATGTGGTCTTTGAAAGCAACTTCTTCCAGAAGGGTCTTATCAACGATGACAGGCTTCACGAACTGAGAGACAAGTACAACGTCCGTGTGAGAGGGCACAACACGGGTATGAATAAGTACGACGAGAATATCGGTATCCCCCAAATCCCCCTCTCCTTGTCCAAAGGGGACATCGAGATACCGTGGGCGGACGATCTACAAACCCGATCCAGAGTCGAGCCACTGCTTCAGGAGTTCAGAACCTGGCGTCCGAAGCGCCCTGGCTCGAAATTGCGACAGGACCGTCTCATGTCCTTCTGGTTTCTATGGATCCTCTGGAAGGAAAGAATCGGCCATACTGTTCCTCAGACATCAACCGCAGACTGGTCCTACGGTCGAGCTTCTGAATACTCCTCTATTGGCAACCTCTACATGGCGGGTCGTTGATGAACCTTCTTACTGCTCCTTCTCCGATGGAAGCCAACCTTGAGTATGTTTGGCCGGCTATCCGTGAGGAGATGCGTCTCCGTCGCGAAGATCGTGCTCCTCTCTTGGATCACATGATGGATGTCCAGCGTCGCTACAACGGCGAGTGGGC